ATATTTCTTCAGAAGAGATTTTGTTACTGCTGGATCAACTGGCGGTGGTATTATTACCTTTGCCGCTCAACTGCCATTTGGTACACAGAGATTTACCGCATTTAATGAGAAAAATTATGTAGTCACTGTTCTTAACAAGAATAGTGCCGACTTAGTAGAAGATGGAGATATTGTTTATATTGACGAAGATAATGTAGAGATTATTTCTTCTACAGATACGGCAAGTGGATTAACTTCTGGTAGTATTACTTTCCAATTACCGACATCGTACTTTAATACAAATTTTGCGGGAGTAGAAAATTATGTCGCACCCGAGTTAAAACTCACAGCGACTCTAGAAGTTTCTAACGCAAAACCAAGACTTAAGACTGCTATTAAGAATAAGCGTATTGTTGTTGATTCTGCTGGAGATAGAGTTATTCCTTTCAGAGGAACTGATTATGATAGTGATGTTGTAGAAACATTATCCTTCTCTGACGCATATAGATTGCGTTATATCTATGAAGGAACAAGTACGCAACCACCAGAAATTGATAGCGCAGGAAATTTAGTTTCTGGTACGGATGTAACCAATAGATTTACATTTGATAATGGTCAAAGAGATACAATCTATGACGTTTCACGAATTGTTTTAAAACCAGGATATGAAGCAACGGTTGGTCAAATTGTAATTGCTTTCGATTACTTTGAACATTCTCAAGGTGATTTTGTAACTATTGACAGTTACTTACATGAGGCTGGAGTTTTAGAAGATGAAATTCCAACATTTAATTCTTCTACTCTTGGAAATGTAGAGCTCAAGAATGTTATTGACTTCCGTCCAAAAGTAAATACAAGCACGATTGTTGCTGGTTATCAAGATACATCAACATTAGAAGTAACATTCAGCAACTTCACTGGTCCTGGTTCTGTTGTAGCAAGTACACCTGCTCCAGATACAAACTTGGAATATACTTTCTCGTTTAGTCAAGTCCAGTATCTAGATCGTATTGATGGAATTTTCCTAAACAAGAGAGGAGAATTTATTGTTAAGGAAGGAAACTCTTCACTTAACCCAACAAAACCAGATCCCGTTAAAGATGCTGTTGCTTTATTCTATGCTTATATTCCAGCATACACAACATCAAGTAAGGACGTAAGAATTACTCCAGTAGAACATCGTAGATATACGATGAAGGATATTGGCAAACTAGAGAAGAGAATCGAGCGTCTTGAGTATTATACTACTCTCAGTATCCTTGAGCAGCAAGCACTGAATATGCAGGTTAAGGATGAGATTGGTCTAGACAGATTTAAGTCTGGATTCTTCGTAGATAATTTTGAAACACATGGTATTGGAAATCTCGTATCTGCTGATTATAAGTGTGCTATTGACAGTAGACAGTCAGTTCTTAGACCTCAGTCTAAAGAAGATTCAATTCTTCTCAGAGAAGTTAATACTAGACAAGACCAGAGATCAGTTGCTGGATATCAAAAGTCTGGAGATATTGTAACTCTTCCATATACTAGTTTAAAACTACTCGGAAATGATTTTGCTTCTAAGACAATTAATCCAAATCCATTTGTAGTTTTCCAGTATGTTGGAGAAGGATCTGTTTCACCTCAAGTAGATCAATGGTATGATCAAACTGTGGAACCTTTAGTTGTTGATACAAATACAAGTCTGTATGATATTTTTATCGCCAAAGATAACGCGAAAGAAAGTTTCTCCAGTCTTCATAATTCATTTGTTGTAAACTGGGTAGGAACATCATCATCATTCACTTCTATTAATTCTCTTGGAGAAACAAATACAGCAAATGCCAAAGCATCTGTTAAGTCAGCATCTGTTGGCAGTTCTTCAAATATCAGTCCGCAAAACAATGAACTTGGTAAAGGTGTTCAAACAAAAACTGTTGGTGAGAACGTTGTTTCAACTTCACTACAATTCTTTGCCAGAACAAGACCTATTAAGTTTGTTATTGGTAGATTGAAGCCTCTCACTAAGGTTTCCGTTTTCTTAGAGGGCAGAAATATCAATCGTTGGGTAAATCCAGATTTAAGATTTACTGGTATTGCTGGAAATTCACTATCAGCATTTAATGGTGAGATTGTCACAGACGAAAATGGAAATGCTAGTGGATTAATTTTGCTACCCGCTGGTTATGCTCCAAGAGAAAATGCTACTTGGACAGGAGATGCTGATACGGTTGAGTATGACGAATCTTCAGAAGAATTACGTTTTACCACTGGAGAGTTGACATTTAGATTTACTTCTAGCAGCACAAATGAAAATAAAGCAAGTGTAGATACTTACGCTGAAATTAAATATTATGCTTCTGGTATTCTTCCACAGAATCCTTCCAGCATTGTATCTACAAGACCATCCTACTTTAAATCAAATGAGGGAGTTCAATTTGTCGAAAGCAACACTGACAACCCCCTAAGACCCAATCCACTAGCACAAGTATTCAAGGTTGAAAACTTCGATGGTGGTGTGTTTGTAACTGGTGCTGATCTTTACTTTAAGAGCAAGAGCACCAATATTCCAGTTAGAGTTTACATGACTAATGTTGACTTTGACAAACCTGCTAAGAATATTGTTCCTGGTACAGAGAAAACACTAACTCCAGAAACTTATCTCAAGTGCTATACTTCTGGTAATGTACTCGTTACTAAGGGAGAATATGTGGTTGGAACCAGTTCTGCTGCATCTGGTCCTATTTCTAAAATTATCGATAAAAATGGAGTAGAGTTAACACCATCATCAACTGGTGTTTATGCTCTCACAAATGAACAAGTTTATACTTTAGTCTTAAGCAATCACAATGGTCGCTCATTCTTACAGAATGAAGATCTTGAGATTCCTTCCGTCACACTGGCAAATGCTACTGGGGGAACCGATCTCAAACTAACGATTGCTAAAAATAGTGGTAAACTTTCTGATATTAGAATCACAAATCCTGGATCTAATTATGATAGCGCAGTATTGACAATCGAAAGTCCACAACTTCCTGGTGGTTCTGTAGCAACTGCTAGAATTAGTGTATCGGATGGAAGAATTTACAACGCTGAAATTTCTATTGCTGGTTTTGGATATACCGAAGCTCCATCAGTAGTCATCAAAGGCGTCGGAAATGGCGCTGGAGGATGTACAATTGAGACCTTTATAGAGATTGATACTCTAGCGGTTAGAATGGGCGTAGCGACCGATTTTGAGGGTCTCACCGAGTCCACAACACCAACGCACTTTGCTTTTGACTATCCAGTATACCTAGAGAATGATTCTGAATATGCTTTGGTTGTAGAAACAGATTCTACCGACTATGAACTATGGTCTTCTAAGTTGGGTCAAACTGATCTTTCTACAAGTACCGTAATAACGACTCAACCATCTCTCGGTTCTCTCTATAAATCTCAGAATACTGAAAATTGGACAGAAGATCTAGATCAAGATCTCAAATTTACTTTATATCGTGCTGAGTTTGATATCTCAAGACCTTCAGAACTCTTACTGAAGAATGTAAGTCTTGGATATGAATTATTAGAATTCAATCCCATTGAAACTGATGCTTCATCTGAATCTATTGCTACTTCTAAATTGTTCAAGAATAACAATAGCATTATTAAAATTAACCACAGAGATAATGGTTTTGAAGATGGTGGAAAATCTTATGTATTCTTTAGAGGAACAAAAGAAACTGGCGGAATTCCAGCAGAAACTTACAACACCAACTTATTCAGAGTAATGAACTCTGGTGTTGATTCATATAATATTAGAACTGTTACAAAAGCATCCAGAAGTTCTGTTGGTGGTGGTAGCGTTTATGCCACTTTTAATAGAAAATATGAAACTTTATATCCACAAGTTCATTACATTACCGTTTCAGGAACAAAGTTGGATGCCTCTGTTAAGACAACCAATGTTGTTCCAGTTGATTCCACTACAACAAATTATACATCTTACTCACAGTCAGAATTTGAAAGAACATTCTTAAATGAACCACATTATTTTGATAATCAAAAAGTTATCGCATCTGAAATTAATGAAACTTTGAATAATGTTAATAG